GCATTGCCAAGCGCGGTTCCCTACCAGTTCCCCTGAGTTACTACGCTGCACACACGGGCCGTTGGGGGGGGTCAGGGGGCGTGAACATTCAGAACCTGCCGAGCCGTGGGAACAACACGCTGAAGAGCGCAATTTTGGCACCGCCGGGGCATGTGATCATCGACTGCGACTCCTCGCAGATCGAAGCGAGGGTGTTGGCGTGGCTGTCTGGGCAGGATGATTTGGTCGAGGCGTTCGCCAACAAGCAGGACGTTTACAAAATCATGGCGTCTAAAATTTACCGCAAACCTGTGGAAGAGATTTCAAAAGAAGAACGATTTCTTGGTAAGACTGTAGTTTTAGGTTGTGGATACGGACTTGGCGCTGCGAAGTTCCAATCGTCCCTTAAATCCTCTGGCGTGACGTTGGAGTTGGAAGAGTGCAAGCACATTATTAACACCTACCGGGAGTCATACCCCGCGATCCCGGCGTTGTGGAAGCAGGGGCAGCGGTGCCTTGAAGCGATGCTGGCGGGCCAGACGGCACCCATTGGCGTGCGCCCCGACGCGCTGTACCTTGGCGCTGATGGCTTCGTGCTGCCGAGCGGGTACAAGCTGGGCTACGCCGACTTACAGAAGGACTCCGAGGGTCAGTTCAGCTACAAGGCTCGCAACGGGCGGGTTAAAATCTACGGCGGCAAGGTCATTGAAAACGTGGTGCAGGCTATAGCGCGGTGCGTTATAGCGGAGCAGATGGTCAACATCTCATACGAGTACCGTCCGGTTATGACCGTCCACGACGCCGTTGCTATCGTCGCCCCGGTGGCCGAAGCCGAGCGGGCGCAGGCATTTGTCGAGCAGTGTTTCCGCGAAACGCCCGTTTGGGCAGAGGGCTTGCCTTTGAATTGTGAAAGTGGTATTGGAGATAATTATGGTCAGTGTTGACGACTACTCGGTGTACGTCACCGAAATCAAGCTCTCTCTACGGAAAATTGAAGACTTCTGTTTGAAAGCCGAGGTTGGCGTTACGGAAGAAGAAGCTGTAACTGCGCTGGCTTTGCTAACAAAGATTGAGTTGGATAATTGTAAATTGATGTTTTTGGTACGAAACAAACTTCAGAAAGCGCGGAACAAATGAGTACTTGGTCTTATTCTTCAATTTCTCTATTCAAGCAATGCCCCCGTAAATATCACAGGCTGCGCGTTCTGAAAGATGTGAAAGAAGATGAGGCCGAGCATTTGATCTACGGCAATGCCGTACACAAAGCCGCTGAAGAGTATGGCCGGGATGGTGTCCCCATCCCCGCGAAGTACGACTACATAAAACCTTATGTAGACACCCTGATTGAGTCACCGGGGGATAAGTACTACGAGCACAAGATGGGGCTTACAGAAGAGTTGAAGCCCTGCGGGTTCTTGGCAAAAGATGTCTGGTGGCGCGGGATTGCCGACGTATTGGTAGTCCGTCCCAACGAAAAGACCGCGCTGCTCATTGACTATAAGACCGGCAAATCTGCCCGCTACGCCGACACCGCCCAATTAGAACTCCTTGCCTTGGCGGTCTTCGCGCACTTTCCTAATGTCGATACCATCGACGCTGGCTTGTTGTTCGTGGTCAGTAAAGAGTTTATTTCGATTGAAGTGCATCGTGCTGACGCACAAAAGTTTTGGGGTAAATGGGTAAAAGACGTTCAACGATTAGATGAATGCTATAACACTGACATCTGGAACCCATTCCCCAATTTTACTTGTCGTAAGTTTTGCCCCGTACTGGATTGTGAGCACAACGGTAGAGGTTGATATGAAGAAACCAGAAGATAAAAAACGACTGCTGCATGAACTGAAGGAAGAATTTGAGGCGGAATTGGCAGATACTGACGCCGATGTAGATGCCATCATCGACAAACTAGAAGCAGACTTTGAGAAGGAGTTTGGTTATGCCTTACGTCAACAAACCTAGACCCTACAAAAAAGAATATCAGCAGCAGAAGGCCCGAGGTGAGGGGCCAGCCCGTGCAGCCCGAGAGCGGGCACGGTACGAGTTCGACAACCCCGGAAAAGACGGCAAAGTTATCAAGCGCAAAGGTAAAGACATAGAGCATGTTAAACCTCTTAGCAAAGGTGGAGACTCTTCTCTATCGAATCTTCGGCTTGAATCCCCGCACGACAATCGGAGTTTTTACCGAAACAGCGACCACACGATTAAAAAGAACGTCTCACGCAAGAAAAAATAATGGAAATAATTGAAGACAAGTACCTTGCGGTACGCACAAGAAACCCCGATAAAATCACCAAAGCAATCAAACGAAGCCAAGTAATACGCAAAGAAGACGATATTTCTACGGTTGCCGTAGAGTGGGATTTAGAAGAAGCGCAATGGCTACGGTATTTGAATTTCAAGAATGTCCCATCCCCCATTCGCCGGGACTACGGGTGGCCGGGGCTTTTTACTCCGATGGCGCATCAGCGGGACACCGCCGAGTTTCTGACCCTGCACAACCGAGCGTTCTGTTTCAACGAGCAGGGCACGGGGAAGACCGCTAGCGCCATTTGGGCGTCGGAGTATTTGATGTCGGAGGGCGCCATCAAGCGAGTGCTGGTGGTGTGTCCGTTGTCGATCATGCAAGCCGCATGGCAGCGCGACCTCTTCAACTTCGCGATGCACCGCAAAGTCGGGGTAGCCCACGGGGACAAAGACAAGCGGGTGAGAATCATCCGAGGCGACTACGACTACGTCATCATCAATTTTGACGGCGTTTCCATCGTGGCTGACGAGATTGCGAAGGGCGGCTTTGACCTCATCATCATTGACGAGGCGAACGCCTACAAGACGGCGACCACCAAGCGATGGAAGGCGATGAACAAGTTAGTGACCACTAACACATGGCTGTGGATGATGACAGGGACGCCTGCGGCGCAGTCCCCGGCGGATGCTTACGGGCTGGCTAAGATGTGCGTGCCGCACAACGTGCCGAAGTTCTACACGACGTTCAAAGAGTCGGTCATGGTGCAGATAACCCGGTTCAAGTGGATTCCGAAGCCGAATGCATCGACCATTGTCCACACGGCTTTGCAGCCTGCCATTCGGTTTGAGAAGAAAGATTGTTTGGATTTGCCGCCCATCACTTACACCGACCGGGAAGCGGCGTTGACGCCGCAGCAGAAGAAGTATTACGAGCTTTTGAAGAAGGAGTTTTTGGTCATGGCTGGGGAGGAGGAGATCACCTCGGCCAACGTAGCGGTGAATCTCAACAAGCTCCTGCAAATCTCAGGTGGCGCGGTGTATACCAACTCCGGGGCGACCGTGGAGTTTGACGTATCGAACCGTTTGAGCGTGGTGGATGAAGTCATTGAGGAGGCGTCGCACAAGGTGCTGGTGTTCGTTCCGTTTACACATACCATCGACCTGTTAAAAACTCACCTCGTGAGCAAACATACCCCCTGCGAGGTTATCTCGGGGTCGGTAAGCGCGACCAAGCGTAACGACATCATCCAGCGGTTTCAGACCAAAGATGAAGACGACATCAAAGTCCTGATTATCCAGCCTGCCGCTGCGGCGCATGGCATCACGCTCACTGCCGCCGACACCATCATCTGGTATGCGCCGGTCACCAGCACTGAGATTTATTTGCAGGCGAACGCTCGTATCGACCGGCAGGGGCAGAAGAACGCGATGACGGTGGTACACATTGTGGGTAGTCAGATCGAACAGAAGATCTACCGCATGCTGCGGGAGAAATTGGGTGACCACGCAAAGTTGATTGATTTGTACCGGGAGGAGTTGACACAGTAAATTTAATCCTTCACCATCCGCACATAACAACGAATTAGAGGACAAGACATGGCTACTGATGAATACGGTGTAGACACCATCGTAGAAGCGTTCATCGCTTTACGAGACCAGAAGCAGGCTATCGAGCGCGTTACGGCGCAGCAGGTTGCCGAGATTGAGGCCGACATGGAGGTGCTGACCGTTGCACTGAAAGACCTCTGCAAAGTAATCGGCGCGGACTCTATCCGCACGAGCCACGGTACGGTTATCCGTAGCGTGAAGAAGAAGTACTGGACGAATGACTGGGCGTCCATTCACAGCTTCATGAAGGAGCACGATGCTTTCGAGCTTCTTGAGAAGCGCATCCACCAGTCAAACATGAAGGAGTTTCTTGAGGCTAACCCAGACTTGCACCCCGCAGGTTTGAACGTGGACTCCGAATACTCCATTACCATTCGTAAGAAATCCTAAGGATAAATAAGATGAACAATATGATTCCGTTCAGCACCAATCTCGTCCCCGACTACATCCGTGAGGAGGGGCAGTCCGAGTTGACCAAAGACCTGATGCAGAAGATGGGGGGCGTAAACAAGCGCATCTCCATCCGTGGCAAGGTGTTCCGTCTGGTCGTCAACGGCGAGGAAGTGGCGAAGAAGAAGGACGAGTTGGATGTCATCGTGGTGAACGTCGCCAAGGATGTGTCCCGCACCTACTACGAAGGGACGTATGACCCGACTGCGGAAGCCGCCCCGCCGACTTGCTGGTCGGCTGACAGTAAGGTGCCGCACCCGAGCGTGGAGAACCCGCAGCACAAGAACTGCAACGACTGCCCGATGAACATCGCCGGCAGCGGTCAGGGCAACACTCGTGCCTGCCGGTTCAAGCAGCGGATTGCGGTGGTGTTGGCTGACGACATCGACAGCGGCGTTCACATGCTGGAGATTCCGGCGACTTCTCTTTTCGGCAAGGGTGACATCTCCCACATGCCGTATCAGCAGTACTTCAAGTACGTTGCATCGCAAGGGCATTCCATTGACCGTCTGGTTACCCGCATCTCGTTTGACGACGACGCGGATACGCCGAAGCTGTTCTTCGCCCCCATCGGCTTCCCGAGCCGTGAGGCGCTGCCTAAGCTCATCGAGCACGGGCAGTCCACCGAGGCCAAGATGGCGGTCACCATGACTGTCTATCAGGCCGACAAGGGGCAGAAGGCGCTTCCGTCGCTGAAGGACGCCATTAAGGCGAACGGTGGCGAAGTGGAAGAGAGCGAGCCGGAGGTTAAGCCGGCGAAGAAGAAGGAAACCTTGGCGGAAAAGCCCGATGTCAACGCCGTGCTGGCGAAGTTTGCCAACAAGAGCAAGCCCGCCGCCACTGAAGTGGACGACGAGTAAATGGATAACCGAGGCTACAGTGCGCGAATCATCGACGCGAACCGTCGAGCGTCTGATAGCCTCGGTGTCCGGTTAGGCCGGTACTGCATTAGTCGAGACATCCCCGCCATTGATATGGCGGGGTACTTTGGGGTTTCCAAAATGACGATCTACAAGTGGTTTACCGGCAAGTCGGAGCCGAGGGCGGTCTATGGCGAGAAGATTCAAGCGTTATTAACTAGCGGGGGATGGGAATAGATTAGAAGAAGAGAAAGACATGAACACAACGACATTTATGGAAAAGGTACTTCCCGCTGATGGGGTGTACTGCATAGTCGGATTAAAAGAGGGGAGCAACCCCCGCACATTTTTCTACCGCGACATCCCCGGTGCGGTAGCCAAGGCAGAAGAACTCTCGGGGCAGTCCTATAACGCCTACTTTGCTTGCGCGTCGTTTGAAGAGGAAAGCGGCGGTCGCAAGACGACCAATGCTCATGCGCTCCAATCGTTTTACGTTGACATCGACTGTGGTGTAGGTAAGCCATACGCGGCACAGGCTGATGGTTTGGAGGCGTTGTCGGTGTTCTGCGAGGCAAAGGGTTTACCCACGCCGACCATCGTGTCTTCTGGCTACGGCATCCATGCCTATTGGATAACCTCGCGCTCTATGACCCGCAGCGAGTGGAAGCCGACTGCGGAGCGCCTCAAGACGCTGTGCAGGGAGGAAGGTCTTAGGATCGACATGAGCGTCACAGCGGACGCTGCACGCATCCTGCGCGTTCCCGGCACCTTCAACTACAAGCGTGACCCGGTGCCTGTAGAGGTTCTTTTGGAAGGCGAGGAGTTTGAACTAGCGGATTTCACCCGTTTGCTGGGTGTGACGATCCTCCTGTCCGAGCCGCCGGATTACTTGCGGACAGGCCCAAGTGAGTTGATGAAGTCCTTGTCAGACGACCGCCAGAAGCGGTTCGTGCTGATTATGGAACGGTCGGCACGGGGGGATGGGTGCCAGCAGTTGGTCTATATCGCGACTGAGCAGGAGAAGATTGGCTACGACCTGTGGCGTGCAGGGCTGTCGATTGCGCGTAACTGCACCGACTTTGAGGTCGGCATTCACGCTATTTCGGATAAACACCCCAGCTACGATTTTGAAACGACGATACGGAAGTCGGAGGATTTGATCGACAAGCCGTACAAGTGCGAGACCATTGAGTCCTACAACCCCGGCGGTTGCAAGGGATGCCCACACAAAAAGAAGATTAAGAGTCCGATTGTGCTGGGAGTCGAGGTTCAGACCAGCGAAGAAGAGGTGATTGTAGAAATCGAAGAAGGCGGCGACCCCGTCGAGTACGAAATCCCAACATTACCTAAGCCTTATTTTAGAGCTAAATCTGGAGCTATTTATGTAGCAAATGGAGACGACGAGCCTGAGTTGGTTTATGAGCATTCTCTCTATCTGGTGAAGCGCATGACCGACTCGGTGCGCGGTGACCTTGCGTTGGCACGGCTGCACTTACCCAGAGAGAAGGCGCGGGAATTCATCGTCCCGCTGTACGCTATGACCTCTAAGGACGAGCTACGGAAGGTGCTATCAGCCAATGGAGTCATCAGCGCCGGGAAAGCGTTGGAGCGGCTGATGTGGTATCTCATCAGTTGCGCGAAGACGCAGCAGGTAACGATGGATACGGAGATTTTGCACGCTCAGATGGGTTGGGCAGAGGGCGACTCCAAGTTCATTCTGGGCACCCAAGAAATCGGAGTGTCCGAAATCCGGTACAGTCCACCATCCGAAACTACCGAGTCGGTCGCCACCCTGCTGCATGCCAAGGGGGCACTTGTGGAGTGGAAGCGAGTCACCAAGACTTACGCAGCGCCGGGAGCAGAGGGCTTCGCTCTGCCGTTCTTTGGGGGCTTTGGCTCCCCGCTGATAAAGTTCACTGGCTACAACGGCGCTATGTTCGCTCTGGTTAGCCCCAACTCAGGGACAGGTAAGACGACCATCATGCGGATGGTCAACAGCATCTGGGGGCACCCCAGCAAGCTTCTGTCGGTAGAGGCGGATACCTACGCCCACAAGATTTACCGCGCTGGCGTGTTGAACAACCTGCCGCTGACAGTCGATGAAGTAACCAACATGCCGATGGATGTTGCGTCCAAGTTGGTTTACGCCATCCCGCATGGTATGGGGCCGGGGCGGATGCAGTCTCAGGTAAACATGGAGCGGAAGAACGACACCACATGGTCGCTCATCGGTCTATGCACTTCCAACGCTTCCATCGTGGACAAGCTTTCATCTGGTAAGTCCACCGCCAACGGCGAGTTGATGCGGCTGATTGAGTACCGGGTAGAGTCACTGAACCTGATGTCGAAGACCGAGGCTTACGAGTTGTTTGAAGTCACCCTGATGGAGAACTACGGGGTTGCTGGGACGCTCTACGCCGAGTGGGTGGTGCGGAACAAGGATGAGGTCATCCGTCGCATCCGGGCGATGCAGGAGTACATCGACAAGCGGGCCAAGCTGGATAACCGGGAGCGGTATTGGTCGGCGTGCTTTGCCGCCTGCATCGTCGGGGGGCAGATTGCCTACGAGTTAGGACTACATGAGATTCCGGTAGAGCCGGTGCTGGAATGGATTTTCTCGCATTTGATTCCATCCCTGCGCCGCGATGTGGCGAATGCGGTGCCTGAGATTGCGGATGTCCTCGGGGACTTTTTGAACGCTCACCGGGACAGCGTGCTGGTCATCAATAACAGCACCGATGGAAGGTCTGCTTTGGCACCCTTGGCGATACATTCTCCCCACAAAAATCTGTCTATAAGGTTTGAGCCAGATGTGAAGAAGCTGTACATAAGCACCAAGGTGTTTAAGGATTTCTGCACCGAGCGGCAGGTGATGGTTAAAGACTTGCTGGGAAGTTTCAAAGACAAAGGGGCGTATCTGGGAGAGCAGAAGAAGCGGATGGGCAAGGGCACTAACATCGACTCCCCCGCCGTGCGCGTGTATGAGTTCTCGTACAACGGGGAAGACTTCTATGGAATTGAGGGGGCACCCCCGGAGGCGCGTTGATTCATATTCCCCCTCGTGATAACCTTTCTTTGTACGTGTCTTTCCTCTTGTGTTGTAATTAGCCCCGCCAAGTGCGGGGCTTTTTTTACTCTTCTTCCGGTACAAGGGCTTGCAGATTGCGGACTTCTCTGCTCATCGGCTTACCAAGGTACACGCCATACGTCTGAGCCATCTGACGTTGCTTCACTTGGTATTGTTTTTCCGATTTATGGATAGTGTCGGAAGTGATGGGTTTAACGATTGATGCTCCCGGCCCCTTGGTGTTGAAGTTGTGGATTTGCCGGCGGATCTCCAGAATCTCATCAAGGTCGTTCTCTTGCTTTGCAAGGTTCAAGCGGGCCAGAAGCGCCGTTCGACGTTCCGTTCCATTACGCTGCGCCGACTTCATGATTTCGTTGGCGGCGTAACGGTCGCCTAGATCTTTGGGCGTGAACCCAAAGAACTGCATAACGAGTTCGTACCCATTCGGGTCGTCCACAAGCTTCACACCTTCCTTAGTCGTCGCCCCCTCGATACCAAACCGAATCGATTTCAGCATATTGCGAATAACCGCAGGGAGCATAGCCTCGATGCCTCGCTCTGTGTGCCCCTGCTCGATGTCGTTCATGCCGCGCCGGAAGTTGTTCACGATACCCATTGCCGGCCCAAGCGCAAGTTCAGCGACGTAGGTAGGCATCCCGACTTCCGCCAAACGCTTCGGGTCGTCGCGCCAGACGAGGTCTGTGAAGCCCGTGCGGCTTGAGATGTCCGCACCAGTCAGTTCACTCATAGGCCCGCGTAGCGCCCACGAGGCTTCGCTACGGAGGATGTCGCCTTCAAGGTCAAATGGCTCGTCGTCGTCCCCGAGGATGGCAGAGGCGATGAGGTTTAGCCCGCCGAAGAACGGCATGCCCTTGATGCCGGCAAAGGTGAACGCCATGCCGTTGATGTAACCAAATTGCTTCCGAGCGATGGAGCGTTCTTCCTTGGTGGCCCCGCTGCCGGGGCCGAACGCTTTCGCGAACAGCTTGGACGCCAGAAAAATCTGAGCCAAGGCAAACCGCTTGAACGTCCCCACGATCTTGCCAATGTCGGACTGGAACAACGCAGGCCCAGTCTCAGACATCGAAGAGCCGTTGGCTTCTTCAACCGTCTCAATAGCTTTGGCGGCTGCACGCTCCGCAATTTCTTGGTCTGAGAGCTTCCCCTGCTTCTTGAGCTTGTTGTACTCAAGCTTGTACGCCGCGAGGAGGGTTACCTCACGGTTGAAGCGTTCCGAGTTTTGGAATATCCAGCTAAGGTTGTTCTCAACTTTGTTCCATGTGTTGAGGATTTTGTCAGCCCCGGTCTCTTCCTTCTCGGTCTTGACGCTGTACTCGCGCTGGTACTGGAGGTCTTGTCCAGTAGAACGTCGAATAGCACCGGCATTGACCGCACGCTGCCACAACTCCTGCATGTGCTTCGGGATGTCTGGACGAGATCCGTCCTTCCGAGTACCAAAGAACGTGAAGTCGGTAAGCGGCTTCCCAGTGAATATATTCTCCATCGTGCTGTTGTTGTCACTGCCCCCACGGAAAAACATCTTGCTGGCTTCTGACATGGCACGGAGGGATTCCCCCGCACCATACTCACCCGCCAGCAAGCTGTAGGTCACGATGGGAAGCTGCGTCAAGTTGACGACAGCAGAAGAGATGTTGCCGAGCAGGAAGAACCGATAGCTGTTGTAGCCAACAAACGAAGCGATCTTGCCCCAAGTGCCCTTCTGCATCGGGGACTTCATGTACCCCTCTCGCTTGATCAGAGAGGCATCAATGGCCTTCATAATCCAAGAAGTGGTCTTACCCTCAGTACTTATCAACCCCTTTGCTTCAGAAAGCGCATCGTCAATCTTGGTCACATGGTCGAACTGCACGACGTTCATCGCCATGCGAGTGCCCACATCAGCCAGCGCCGACAGCGCATCCTCCCGGTAACCCAGCTTGCCTTCACGAGGACGGAACTGCTGCATCACCGAGTTCGACGGGAAGAAGTTGAGATAAGACTGGAACACCGCGTCTATCACGCTCGAATCGACGTTCTTCTCTTTGAGGAGCTTGATGACTTCCTTGAACTGACTGGTCGGCGGCAGCTTGTCCACATCGAGGTCGGTGATGCGCTCAAAGTCGATGATGTCCTTGGCTTTGATACCCTGCGATAAAATCTGGGCACGATACCGACGACGTTCTCCGGGGGTTTCAAACGCGAGGATGTTCTCCTGACCTTTGGAGTCGATGAACTGCATCCAGTAGTCGCCCTTGCGCCACAGCGGGAAGTACGGATTAAGCTGCCGCTCCAGCATCTGGATGAGGATTTTGTTACCAGTTCCCAGAGCGCCCACCTTGTCAGAGACTTCTTGGATCAAACCTCTGAATTTAGCGCCATACTCGGCGTAAATATCCCGCAAGTCGTAGTACAGCTTCTGTACATCCGCCGGCAGCGCATCGAAATCCCGTTTGAGGTCTACCCACTGCTGGTACTTCTCAGGCTCATCTGCCTGCATTTTCTGCAACTCAGTGGGGGTCGCTTGGAAGTTAAGCTGGTCTCTCGTGGAGTCATGCACGATCCGGTCAAATTCCTTCTTAACCTTTAGCGGGTGCTTGTTGAACAGCTTCTTAGCGGCATCGATAAACTTCTCGATGCGCTCGCGCTGCCGGTCAATCTCGGCGTTGCGTTCCGCAATGCGGTCTCGCAAGGACAATATGGATTTACCCAAGTCAGGGCTGACCAGAGTAGCCACATCCGCTAGCTGCTTAAGACTTAGTAAGCTAAACGCAAGGTCACGCATGACCTCGGAGAAATTGACGACCTTGTCGAGGAACCATTTGGCGATATCGCGCCCTGCCCATACGGGCATTTTGTCGATGAGATCGTCAAGATACGTGAACACCGCGTCTTTAATCTTGTCGGCGTTCTTTGCAAGGTCAGTGGACTTATCCAACCGCTCCGCAGGATCAAACGTCCGCTTCACCGACTCCGCTACAGGGCGCTCACGCGGGATGTATTCCTTGGGCGCAGGAGCAGCGGGGGGCGCGGGGGGAGGCGTAGCCGACTCACTTGGTGCAGTCTCAAGCGACATAGGCGGCGAAGGAGTAGCCCCCGGAGAAATTGATTTAATGAACTGCTCAATTTCTGCTTCCGGGATCGAGAAGAAGTCAGAAGACACGCGCAGTAGCTGAGACAGGGCGGTATTAGCCCGTGCCGGTATACCGAGAAGGTCTCGGATGAGGTCTATGAACTTGTCAAAAACAGTTTGATTGGTTGCGGGATATGAAATGCTATCCAAAAACTTTTGCGTATGAACATTACTCAACGCAGTAGCGATGAACTCATGTTCGTTTTTCATCCCATATTCAGCAAAAAACCCAAATTTCTGCTTTATCTGGTCGCGGGTCATTTTGTGCGGCCCGCCGGCTTTTTGAACCTCTTTGTCTACATATCGATACAGTTCTACAAGTCCATCAGCCGCAAGTCGTGCTTTAGGCGACGCTACTTTAGAAACATTTAACCGATTGCGGGTAAGAAGCACCGCCGCTGCGTGAACGTACTCATGAATGATGGTTTCCGGGGTTACCCCAATTTCATCAGACCCCGTAGCCCGGTCAGTGCCACTTATGAAGATAAAAGTTTTCTTCTCGTCACCCGGCGTCCAAACAACTCCATTATAACTTTGCTTTAAAACATTCCCAAGTGTGTCGTTAACTGTAGACCCATATGAAGATTTATAAGTAATTTTTTCGTTTTTATTTGCGTCATTTACAATTGCAAATTCAAACTTTTGTCCCGCTTTTTCCAGCTTTTCTATCATCTGCGCCAGACGAGTAGAAATGACGCGGTACGATTTATTCGGTGTAATTGCGGCGATATGCCGAATTACTTCAAGCGGGGATTTACCTTTAAGGTCTTGTTCTAGAGCAATAGATTCTTGGTATTTTTTATACTCAACAGAATTAGGGTTTGAGTGAGCATGTCGTTTTCTAACCGAACTACTAGCTTCTGTAATTGAACGGTCTTCAGTCACTTCCAACGGCTTCACTAATCCATTGGAAATCCGAGCGTCAGAAATTTCCTGCGCGTAATTAGCAAGAATTTCCGGCACCGATTCCGGCATTTGATTTGCGGATTTCAATTTCTCCGCAATCTCGTAAGAAGTCAGAGGGGCACCCTTGGCTTGAGCGCCCTGTCGAGCTAGATTAACAATCTGCTTAACGGGGTCGCTAACCTGCGGGTCTGGACTATTTACCAACGCTTCATGGCGTTGTTTAGCTGCATCGACTTTCGCCGCATCAGTAAAGTCGCTCTCAACTTCCTGCTCTTCTTGCGCCTCGGCAAGCTGGCGAGTCTCCGCTACGATTTCATTAATCCGACGCTGCTCATCCGGGGTAGAGTTGGGGAACAGCGTGTTCAAACTCTGCAACGTCTTCCGTGCAATCTGCGGGTCTGAAATGTCCGCATCGACCAGTAGCTGATGGACACCCGTGTCGGTGTCAAACCCTTTGTTGGCAAGATAATCAGCCGTAAACGGGGTCGTAATAGCGGGCGGCGGAAATGCCGTAGTGGTCACAGTCGGCCCAGTCGGCGGGGGAGGCTTAGTGCCGCCAAGGGGAGGATAGCCGCCCGAAGCGTATTCCGCTTGAAGCTCCGGCACTTTGGCGATGATGTCTGTGATCAGCTTCAACCGCGCAGGGGTCGCCGTCTGGGAGAACAACACCAAAGAACTAATTACTGATGGAGTGTTATTTCTAAAATCTTGGCTAACAAGTAAGTCGTAAAAAGGCTTGTTAGTTTTGGTATCACTTACACCAAGACTTCTGAGATAGCCGGGGGTGAACACACCCGTAGCTTTGGACGTTTTAACATCCTTCACATACCCCAAAGAAGAAGAGTCAATCTTGGATTGCAGGTGCGCCGCAAGCTCCGGGTTCAGATTCCCCGAAGGATGGTTTGTGATGAAGTCAATCTTGCTCGTCATCTCGTCAAGAATGGCTTCGTCTGTGGCCTCGTCTACACCAACTTTTCTCCCTTTGAGAAGTCGGGTCAAATAGTCGGAGTACTGGGACTTATCAATCCCAGCAACGATGGCTTCCGGTCTGAAGTTAGGATGGTTTTGCCGCAGTTCGTTGATTTTTTCTGCAAATTGCAGAAGTTGCTCGTCAGTCTGTAACCCCGGAATCTTGGAATGATTGCGCGCAGCAATGTCCAATAGCTCATCAAGCTTCTCTACATCCAACCCTTTGAGAGGCTTATTGAAGTCCAAATACGAAAATTTCTGGTCGTCAGGAACCCCAGCGTTATATTCTTTGATGAACTTGCCAAACGCTTTGTTGACATCGTCTTGTTTGTTAGACCACACCCCAACATCAAACAGAGCATCTCCGATGGTGTAGTCTTGGGGATTCTTCTTAGTGGTGGTCGGCGGCGTAGCGCCCCCAGTCGTACCCGGAGTTGTGGTGGATTTGGGGGTTTTGAGCAATAGCTCCCGCGCTTTTAGTTCATCAATTTTTTTCTGGACGCGACCGACTTCAATTTGCAGTTTTGCGTCTTTTGGATTCGCGGTCGCATTTGCCCGTGCGGTTTGAAGCTCTGCATCTAAGTCCAGCAGCTTCTGGGGAATCCCAGCAAGCTCCGCAGCCTCATCTGCAATCCGCTTGGCCTCTTCTTCTTCCGCTTTAACCCGAGCTTCTTCCGCCGCTACGGCTTCTTCCTGACGGGTGATTTCGCCACGCTCACGGGCGTACTTCCCAACCCCTTCGCCAGCCCCAAAGACGCCACCAGCCACTGCACCGCGCACACCGCTTTCGAGCAAACGGTCGAACTCTTCCGTCCCCCATGCTTCTTGGGTTTCCCCGACAATGCGTTCAGCTTCAATGGAGATAGCTTCCTGCGCCGCTTCGGTCAGACCTTCAGTGCCGACGCCCTTGGCAGCGCCCATTGCGCCGCTCTTAAGCGCGGGAAGTAGTCCAGACTTAACCCCCTTATTTTCCGCAATCCTCGCGGCAATCTCGGCCTTGAGTGCGGGGTTATTCCGCACGACTTTAAGAAGCTTGGCAGGGAGGATGGAGTCCAGCGCACCGCCAATAGCGCCACCGATAAGGGCTGCACCGGGGGCGAGGTCGCCGCCCGTTTGGTCGTAGATGTTCTGGAAGATTTCGGGCGCATTCTGCGCCACAGAGCCAAGATACAGGCCCGCCATTGCACCCGTATCAGCAGCCTTATCTCCGAGCGTCTTCGGCAGCAGCCGCTTCATGCTCTCTGCGGAGGCTTCGATAGCCTCGGGGGTGACGACGCCTTTGATCGCCTCTGGGGTGGTAGCGGCGCTACGCGCAGCTTGCAGCATATCCTCCGTTGCCGGCCCTTGGTTAAGAAGCTGTTCTTGCGCCTCCTTCCCAAGTTTGCGTTCCGCCGCGCCCGCAAGCCGCTTCTCAGCCAGCCCAGCAAGTTGTTTCTCAGCCGCGCCGACAACTGCCCGACGCCCTACAGTCGCACCGACACCGCCGGGGATAAGTGACGTTAAGAGGTTAGGAACCTGCTCACCAATCGTTTCAGCAGCAAACGGAAGCCAATCCCCCGGCCCTTTAACGTCACTGAGAGATTCAAACTGGGCGCGGTTAGTGCGCCGCAATTGCTCTTCCGTAGCCGCCGCTTCTTCCATCTGCCGCTTGGCATAGTCGTCAAACCCAAGCGCACTCGCCCCCAGTGCGGGGAGAACGTCACCGAACGTCGAGCCTAGCCGAGTGAACCCGCGAGAGACGCCAGAACCAAAAGCGTCAAACGCCCCACGCTGGGGTTTATATTTGGCAAAAACATCCTCTTCTTCCTCCGGCTCCGCAACTGGAGCGGGTTCATACCCTAGTTGTTTCTGCACATACTTAACTATATCTTCTTGCGGAGTCCCTTCGGGGGCGTTTACGTTGTATTCCTTGCCGTCAGCGGCAGTGACGATATATTTAGGCATGTGTAGGGACTACCAATTAAGGAGCGGGACGGATACTGACAATACCCTTCGGAGGAGAATTTTGAGTATTGTATAATTGATAAGCTTGCATCACTGGGCCAAGTTGTTCGCGCAGTAATTGATTTACTCGTGTTTTCCGCTCTTCTGGACTTAGTTTAATTTTTTGCGTAGCTTCTTCTTGAGCCACCCGCGCTTCAATCTCGGGCATTAGCGGAGCCGCTGTTTTAAGGAACGCATCGGGGGTAAGTCGCCCTTCTTTACTCGCTTTAATAGTTTCCAAAAGTACAGCGTTTTGGTTGTCGTCCAGATTTTTCTGAAGTCCAATTTGCGCGACTTTCATTTGAATAGCGGCGGTTAAATTAGCCTGCTCCATTTCTCTCTGAGCCTGCGCTGCACCGACTTCTGCCTCATAGGCTTTGAGGGTCATCCCGGTATTGGCTTCAAACAGTTTAGCCGCCAAAGCAGCCTGTTCAGCCCTAATAGCCGATTCATTCTGGGCTTTAAGCTGCATAGCCGCATCCACCTGCCCCGCAGCCGCCGTTTGCTTGATTTCGTCTTCGCGAAGCATTCTATCCTTAAGTTTTTCCCGCGCTTCACGGATTCCTTGCATGGACGTATCAAACCCTTCGACGCCTTTCTTAGCCCCAGCAGTCAAACCTTTTAGGAACCCGCCCGGAGTGCCCGCCATTTCAAGGAACGCTGACGGAAGTACTTTTGTGAGCAGTTCTCCCGTTGCACGGTCGCCCAGTTCGCTTACGTCTTTCTGATAGCCTTCTTTGCGCTTTTTGAAGAAATCGGGATCGAAGTCAGGATTAGCCTTCTGGGCTGCAAGTCGAGTTTTGGCAATATCCTCAAACGACATCGCAGGCGTAGCGTTAGCTTTTGCAGCGGCTTCGTATTTTGCTAAATCGGCGGTCAATTCTTTTCGAGTATCGCCAAATCCGGGGTAACCCGAATTAGTAAGCGTAGGCACTTTAAACATGTCATTATTAAACATGTCGCTAACTTCGCGGGGATCTATCGTGATTTTGGAATCAGATGCTTTGGATTTTGTCCCCGGAACCAACTGCCTATATGGAAAATTATACGGAGTACCTTGAGGTTCTTCTTTACGCTGCGGTTTATCAACCCGAATTCTTTCCGGGTTTGAAGGGGCGGAAACGCTAGCCCACCAATCTGGAATATCTTCCCCAATAAATTCGGGAATAAAAGACCTATTTCTATATTCCTTAGAAGGGTCTGTACTGTAGTACCCACCTTCTTGAAATGCCACGATCCCACCTTCCTCGTAGCGCGGCTCATAGGGAAGCGAAGCGACCCCATAGTCGTGAACGTGCCCACCAGCCTGCATAGCCTGCGGGGGCATCTGAGGCGCAGCCTGAGCCATCTGGGGAGCCATCTGGGGAGCCATCTGGGGAGCCATCTGGGGAGGCATCTGGGGAGGCATAGCCATCCCCGGCGGCATTGCAGCGGCGATACCCTGCGGAGGCATAGGAGGTTGCATCAACGCCTGCGCCACACGATCTGTTACCGTACCCTGCGGCGGCGGGGGCTTGGGTTGCTGCATTTCCTTTAGCTGCGCCAACCGCGAAGTCACCAAGTACAGATAAGGATTGTTCTTATCTTGCAGCATGGACATCAACTGCTGGGGAGACATCCGCGACAGAGCGGCGTTAACTTTTTCAACTTGCTGATTAATAGGCATGACGTAGGTTCCTTAAATAATTATCAGGGCAAGCTATCGCCCATGCCGCTACCACCACCCGTGCCCCAGAATCCGCCAGCTTTCTTCCAAATGTCTCCGGGGGAGGTAATCCCCGCCTGACCTAACTGCATCGGCAGACCAAAGTACATACTGGCAGCGGCACCGGCCAACCCACCAAGCTGACTCATCAGGCTGGGAGTCTGGGAGAATGTCCGTTCCGTACCCGTCTCGGTGCCCGTCTGCGTTCTGCCTGTAGGAATGGTGGCAAGGATCTGCGCCAACTGCGACGCTTGCTGCTGATTCCACCCACGTTTAGCCAAAGCTTCACTAAGCTTCAACGCCATCTTTTGGCTTTCAATATTCCGCTGGTCTGCTCCAGCCGCAGCAAGCGCATTGTATCGGTTCAAGTCCGAAGCTTGACGAGCAGTACCCAACGCACCCAACCCCTGCGCCGAACTCAAACCAAGATTAGCTGCAAACTGCCGAGCGTCTTCATTAGCTCTAAACGCATTCAAAGCAGTGTCGGCGTTGAGTCCATACGCTCTTGCCCGTGCGGCTTCGTTCTGTGCAGCGGTAGCTTGGTTCAGCCCGTATGCGCGTTCGCCAGCGCCGATATTGAACTGTTCCGCACCCAACCGACGATTAACATCTTCGTTGAATTGCTGACGCGCTTGGTCAAACGCCGCAGCATTGCCTTTGGCAGTGATGTCGGCAATGGTGTTAGCCATGTTCTGGTTAGCCATTGCGCCCTTCAACGCAGCGCCGCTAGACGACGAATTGGCTCCAAACACCGTCTGTAGCTGGTCTTGGGCGGCTTGCCGGCTACCTTCTCGGATAGCTTGCTGCCGAGCCTGCTCAGTCACCGCTTCATTGAACGGGTTCATGTACTGTTTGGCGGCTTCCGCTGAAAAATTTTGCGGGACATTGAGGCTTTGAAGCCCAAAATTACCAAACGCTTGCGGGGCACCATATGCTTCTGGAGCAGCATATTTGTTTGCTTGGTATCCAGCAGCACGGTTGAACAAATCCGACGCCTGCCCAAATTCTCGGGGGTCTTGCATCCCACGGATACCCGACCATGCAGCCTGCAAATCTGCATTGGGGCCGGCAACATATTGGTTGGGGTTTAGTGCTTTGAATGGTTCATTGAACGCATTCATCGCCTTGTTGGCAGCGCCATAGAAATAGCCCTGCATCCGGGGATCGAACGCCAGCGTATTGGTTGTGTTCTTATTAGTCTCGGTTCTACCGGACTCTTCCATGCCGCCGTCTGTCCAACCCATGACTTAACTCCTTTGAGCGGTTAAACCGTCAACGTATTCGGTAAATAATTCTTCTTTAGAAATCACAAAGTCCGCGACTTCGTTTGAGATTTCTGCTACATAGTTCATGCCGCGTGAAAGAAAAATTATGTACAGCAAGAAATCTATGTTGTTAGTAACGCAGCGCCGTACTGCATAAACTGTTTTCTTGGAAACCAACTCGTTGGCTTCCAGTTTGGGCACCAGATGTGCCCATGAATTTGTCAATGTCGCCAATACCGGAAGGATGTTGGCTCTGTGGGCTATAAAAAACGGATTGCTAGGCAGTGCCACCAGCAACGAAAACATCACCGAGTTAACCCTAGAATCGGGAATCGGTCTGTCTTTATCCAGCAAGTCATCCCAGAATTCGCCAGCTTCCGAAATTTGCATGAACAATGAATAGGCGTGTTCGTCGCCTATCCATTCGTAAATTTTACTACGTTCTGCTTCGGTCAACATTTATGCTGGCAAGAATTTCTCGGCGTTGATTTCTTTACCCTGTTTAGCCGTACCCGTGCGGGCTTTACGGATGCGATCCATCATGGCGTATAGCACTTTTGCCCCAGCTTTACTAGACCCATTACCAAGCCCACTGACCACATCCGCAGGGATAACGAACTCGCCATCCGCAAGCCGCGCCGGCTGCTTTCCGTCAATGGTGGCTTTGATCGAATCACTCATGCCGTCACCGGGGCCGTCAAGATAACCTTCAACGGGTGCATCGCTTGCCGCCCCCCCTTTTTCCAACGAAGCAAGCCCATAATGCGCCGCAGGCGCACCGCCCATCGGATTCATAGCATCCCGCCGTGGGTCAATCGGCCCACCCATAGCGCGGCGCACAGGCTGAACGCCCCCCAATTGCCCAAACATAGGAGTAGCCGCAGGGCGAGCGGGAGTGGACGCAGGAGCAGCAGGGCGAGCAGGGGTAGATACAGGAGCAGGGCGAACAGGGGTAGGTGTCCTCGGCCCCATAAAGTTGGGGGATGACTGGCTAGGCCGCGAAGGCGCGGTAGGGGTGGGTGCGGGCGTGGTTTTTTTCTGACCCCCCGATATAAGAGAAGAAGGTACGTTCCCCGCTACATCTACTGCGGTCTGGAACGGATTAGACGCCGCCCCGCTGGTTGCCCCGGTAAACGCCGAACTGGGGTTGCTAAAGATGCCCGTTGCCTTAGATATACCTTGATTGATGAAGTTCTGAATGCCCCCCGCAGATTGAATGCCGGGGATCAACTGCCCCCCAGTATAGCTCCCTGCGGCGTTCAACAAAATTTCAAGAGGAGAGCCGCCATTAACAGCAGTTCGCACCCCACCGTACGTTGCTGCCAATGCAGGGCCGACACCGGGAATAGCACCCAATGCAATTTGTGGGGCAAAGTCCGCAAGGAAGCTTCCAAAGTCTTGACCCTTATCGGGCAAGCTATGCAGGGCGTTGTAGTGGGCGGTAGCAATCTTATTGGGATCTCCAGTAGCCAGCGCAGCCCGTAACTCAGGCGTAAGGACGGGGGTATATCCGGGGGCGTTCTTCCAGTTTTGTTCGTAGTTCCGGGTATAAAACTCAGGCGTCAGACTGCTGACCGGCACCCACTGCCCCGTGCGCGGAGCACCAAGGGACGGAACTCCCAGCGCGTTGCTCCGTGCTTGTCCGCTAAGATTTGACCCTACCCGCGTCTGAAATTCTTGAGCAAAGCGATTCATGTCTGCGTCACGATTATCAACCCCAACAGCAGCGGAATTGGATAATACATACGGAACGCCGCCAATCATGGCGATACCATTATTTACTGCTGGCGCAGCAGTCTGTGCGGCAATCGCCCGCCCGCGAGGAGTTTGAGAAATTTGAGACCCGCCCCGAGTTGCCATATCAGACTCCTACTTAAAGCTGTGCGGAGATGACGATCCAACGTGCATCTGTTTGAGAATAAATTAACGTCACTACCCCCGAACCTGTCGTAGCAATAGCAGCCCCGGTATTTGTAATAATCTGATTGGGGGCACTACTGCTGGCGCTTTGATCTGAGATTGTCATGGCATACGCTGTGGAGTTAAACAACGTCACTTGCTGCCCATCTAACGCAGCATAGACCAAAGCGGAGGTAGAGTCGTAGACCGCGTTACCAGTTAAAAGCCCCGTGATGGAAAACGGCGCGGTGGGGGCTGAAATTCTAAAGAACGTAGCGGCAGGAACCTCAAGATTGTTATTTGCCCCGTTTGCCACAGTAAGCGCAGTGAACGGCGTAATAAATTGCCCAGTAGATACGCTGTCTACGACGATCCCGGCTTTGGAATCCAAGACAGTGAAATACGTATCCAATGCTCGCGCAAAGCGATTGAAGAATACCGCGTCGTACTCTTTAGGGGCGCTAGGGATACGCGGGGCTTGCGTATTTTTAAACGTCACTTTTAACCCCGAGTGCCGTCTTCGCGCATATCAAGGCGCGGGGCACCTAACTGCCAATTGACCCCCAACTCCGACGACCCAATAGAAACCCCTATCTGACGGGCACGGGCGCGGATAAACACCTGCTCCGTGTACTGCTCTACCGATACCGTGGTGCCAGAGCTACGAGTAACTGTCCGCGAGAAGTCCTGACCCTCGGCGTTGGTCGTCATGTACGCAGCACCGGGGAAATTCCGGGGCGATAGTGTGAAGTCCACACTGGGGGTCGATCCAGTTGCAGACCCCACAAAAGATACGTCCGGGATAAGTCGGCGTACCAGCATGAACTTGTTGCCGTCCGGGTCAAGGTCTACGTTGTTAGAGGTAATGTAGGAGGTCATCGGGAGTTCCCCGGCGTCCGTACCATACTCGTGGCTGTACAAATAGTTGTCATCACCACTTGCAGCCTGCGGGTATTGACGTAGCGGAGAGTCAGACCACGCCGTGCGACTCATCGAGTCGGTACAGTCTCCGTAGTACCAGATGTTTTCGGCGTAGTTAAAGATGACGTACTTATCGATGGTGTCGGAATTGGTGGAGCAATAGAACCACCAAACTTCATAAAATCTTTCGTTGGACGCAGCAAAAAATTGTTCCGTTTGCGCCCAATTTATGTCTTCAAAAACATGTTGACGTAGGGTACAGGGGATGGTTTCCACACGCCCGTTGTACGATAGGAACTTATCCGTCCCCATCCAATAGAAGACATTGTTTTTAGAGAGGACGGCGTTAGGGCCAATAAGCGAAATTTCGTTGGAGATTAATTTTTGCGAAAATACGTCTGTCCCCCCCACAAACTGCACAGACGTTACCGAGCTTTCCGTAAAAACTAGCGTTTCATCCAAGTTGGCAACGGCCCGCAAAATATTGGAGCCAGTTTGAATTTTTAAGAACCCAGCGGTGGACGTTACGGGGGTCGCGGGATCCCAATTGGTATAATCATCTTGGCTTGACCAACGAACCAAAAGAGGATCGTAAGTAGCTGAACCGCCCCCGTACGCCGTAGCCCCAAACGCCATCAAAATGCCGCTCTTGGGGTCAAACAAAATTTGCCCAACTTGATCTGGGATTGACGTTCCCGTCAACGCAATTGCATTGGTAGGAGACGCAGCGGGGGCTACCGCAAACGAAGTGTCAGTATCCCAGTAATAGATTGCGCCGTTCCGAATGTTAAAAAGCAAATCGGTTTCGTCCGCAACCACGTTGTACCGCGACGCAAAGTAAACAATGCGGATGGGGATAGAAACAGCCGTTGCCGAAGCGATACCCCAGCCAGTCGTCGGCGTCGTTCCAAACCCACCCCACGGAGGAGCGCCCCAACCTACACCGGAAGCGGCGGTAGCAAACCCCGAAGGAATGTAAAAAAATGCCGTAATACTCGTGCCACCACCAGTAGCCGCAGAGGTCGCTGCGGTATCTACAGTTATTGTAAATGTGTTAACAGTGACGTTAGAAATGAGAAACTGAACGTCGTTGAGGCTGGTAGCGGGCACGCCGCCAACCGCTGTAGCCCCAGAAAAAACCACATAATCCCCGTCTACCGCGCCGTGCGAGTTGATAGTGACCGTGACAGTAGTAGACCCCAATACCGTGGTGAAACAGTTGTCGGTGTCTTGAGGAGCCGATGCGCCGGTATAAGTAGCGCGGAGCGGGGTGATGTCGTGCAGCGAACCGCCGCTTTCGACATAAATCTTTGAGTTAGTCCCAAGCGCAAGGAAATTGTATCCCGCTGCTGGGATCCAGTTAAACAACGAACGGCAGACGCCCAGATATGAAGTGACCGAGGCTTTTGCCCAGCCACCTATTTTCTGCGGGAAACCCGAAAGAAACCGAATCTTGTTGGACTCCCACCAACCACCTTCGCCAGCGTAGTTGGTTTGGTCTCGGTTTACCCCCGGCTTGAATATCAGCTTCTTAAGGGGCATTTATTTTTCCTTGCGGAAAATCTCGATTGCCGAGATGACAGCACCCACCGCCAACCCAATTTGTTGCATAGCCTCAGGGTTAACCCCAACGCCCATCGTGCCCGCCATGATAGCGGCACCGCGCCAAGTGGAGGGTTCCCGCGCACGATCTAGAAAAAACTTAAGATTCATGGAGGATCCTCCTACGGAAGGTTAATTAGATTCTCGGCGATGCGCCGTGCCCACCCTTTACCATACTTATCAAAAACCTTCAACTCGGTCATGAATTTGAGGCGCTGACCGTTGAAAACCGCAGCGAGTTTGTACTGATCCATCGCTCGCACCGCCGCCAACGTCCCCTGACCGATAATGCCGTCGTCCTTAACCCCAACGGCCCGTTGAAGCCATTTTGCTGCTTGTCCCACTCCAGAGTTGACGGCTGCGTCAAACACCGCAAACCGCACCTGTTTAGGGAGGTCATCGGCGTGCAGCTTGTCCCAATAGTCCCGTTTGTAAATCTGCTGCGCTCGTTCCAGCGTCAGCCCTTGGATGTCTTCCATCGGATACGAATTAGCGGCAACGCCATACTTGGTGCCCAGCAATTCGCCAACGCCTACTTTGCCGCCAGTCCAGTTGCCGGGGTCGTTGCGGTCGTCGCTGTACCCACCTTCATGGCCGATAAGTACTTTGAAAGATTCCTCGAAAGTCATTTGTCTACCTTTGAATCAAGTTTATCGAAAATTCTCGACAGCATTTCTTTCACTTCTCGGATGTCGGCACGATAGTCTTCGCGGGCCACATAGGTTCGTGGAAGGTCTTCCCGTAGTTTTGCCAAATCCGCACGAAGTTCGACGCTGGCTTCCCAAACAGAGCGCCCAAACCACCCAATCATCGACGTAGTTGCGCCAAGGATAATGTTAAACAACATTTGGGAATCCACTATTCATCCCCTGCGTCGTCGCGGCGTTGGTCTGTGGCGATCTTGATGCCGGTAATTAGCCCGATGAAACCCCCGACAATTGTCTGAAACGCAGGCAGCACAGCTTCAAAAATCTTGTTGTTGTCCACTTTCTCGTCGAACAATCCAATCATCATGCCGCCCACCATCGACATTAAAATCATGGACAGCGTAATTGTAGCGATGAGCGTCACCCACACCGAAAGTTTGTCATGCGCGTTCATAACTTACGCCCAAGGAAGCCTGTCGGAGATCACCGGATTTTTTTGCTGTTCAATTTGCACCGTTAAGTCAGCAATAAAATCGTTCATCCGTCCCTCCCGCAAAGTGGAAGTTATCCAATTGATGACTTCCGCTTCGGTCAAATTGTCAAACGGGATGAAATCGGGCGAAGATGGGTCTGGGTTGGTTCTAAACTCCCCGTACAGCGACGCTTGAAATTCTCCTTCTTCCCCAAAAAGCCGCCAATGAACCGCAGTTACCCCGCCATCCGACGCCCTACGAGTAAGCTGTTCAATTTTCCAATAAGTGTTCATTGGTTACCCTTCGATTAATCGTTGATTTTGGTTAGCAATAGCCAAGAACAACTGTTGAGTATTGTCCCCTTGAGCAACCATGTCGTTTCGGAAAGCCTGCACCGTTGCGCTGGTTTGACGAGATTGTTGGGAATTTTCAATGAGCAGCATTGGCATCCACGCAATGGCGCAATTCCATTCGTTGACATCCTGCCCAGTGTTTGGGTTTTTGCCCATAATTTGGGAGAACCACGCACATTGGATACCAATGCAATCTTTTTTAATTAACGGGCAAAAATTACCGGGTTTGAGTTCCATTGCAAATCCTTAGTTTTTGGTTGCAATAATGAAATCTACATATTTAACTGCAAAATCCATAGCCGTTCCGGTAAACGTGCTAGTTGCAGTGTGCGTGTGCGAAGACACGGTGGTGTCGGATTCTGTGGAAGTGGCTACGGTTGTAGAAGTAGAGGTAAGCGGAGATCCGTCTTCAATGGTAGATCCACTCCCAATTAACGTCCTTGTGTAATCATGTGAATGTGACAAAAGACCATACTGCGAGGTCGAAAGGGTGGTGCCCGCATTTGTAGTAGTCACCGTACCGGCGGGAGTTCTACTTGTAAACGCCGTAGTGAACGCGGCAGTACCACCTGTCCCTGCGGTGCCAGAGGTAATAATCCGCAAAGCCGCGTTGTTGTATGCCGCGCCTGTTTCAATAGTCCACCCAGTCGGCGCGGCAGATTGTTGAAAAGCAAGCCGAGTTCCCGCCGCAAAAGTGGGGGTTTGAGTCTGCCAAGTTGGTACAACGCCAGCCCCAGCAGAAGTCAGAATTTGTCCCGAAGTGCCCGCAGACCCGCTGAGAGACAGCGCCCCCGAAATTCCTAACGTAGTGAACACCCCAGTAGTGGCACCAGTCGCGCCTATTGGGCCACTAAGTCCCCCCGGCACCGTCACCAGCCCCGCAGAATCGACGGTCAGTCGGGTAGTGAGCGTACTTGCACCGTCTGCCGTGGTACTAATTACCAAATTACCCGGCATATCATTAGTGCCGGGAGTAGCATCTACGGATGATTTAATTTGCGCGGTGGGGAGAAAGTTAGTCCCGTCGTAGGCGGAAAATGTAATAGTCCCCGCATTGTCCCCACTAACTACAGTGGTGGGAATGGCTAGCGAGCCACGAGCTTTGTAGAGGTCTATCGTAGTTCCGGTGGAGTCCGTACTGTTCCGGCGAGACAAAATGTTGCTATTAGGCGCAGAAGCGGAATCTGAAGTGAGCGATAAACCAGCGGTCGTAGACCCCGGAGCCGTCGTAGCGCCAATAACTAGCTGCCCGGAAGTGTTGATGACAACCGGCGTAGAATCAGGGTTAGCATCGTCCTCTACCAGCAGCGCATTGCCAGAGCCGGTTTGTGTGATACGCAAAGCAGCGGCGGACGTAGACCCCGAAATAACGGTGCCAACCGTGGACTCATTAGTGACTAGAAGCGGGCCTGTCTTAAGTTTGTAGTTAATGAAAGAAACTATTGCACCTGCGCCCGTGCCACTACATTTAATGATGGCATCAAACCCATTTTCAATTACAACCGCGTTGCCGGAGGAATACGTTCCTTGAAAGATGTTCAAGGTCTGTCCGGTGGAATTGCGGATGAAATAGTAGCCAGCAAAATCGTTGGGCGAAATTTGCAAATAGCCAGCAGCGCCCAAAGCCCCCGATGCGGTGATGATGCGTTTTTGTCCGTCAGATGCAGATCCGTTTGAAACGGTAAGGACGGTGGGGGAACCCGAGGATGTGCCGGTTACCGCAATGGTTGCAGCGCCTACGATGGCGTTGTCAATGATGTCACTAAAATTGTTATTGGTGGTGACGCCCCAAGTACCGGCCTGTTCGCCAGTACCAATGAGTTCGATACCAAGATTGGAGTAGGTAGAAGACATTTTTTAAATCCTTTACGCAGCTATCTGCGCCCAATTTGGGGTTTGAGCATCATCAACATCTGTCCAAGTGCCCGTTTGACTATCATCGACGGCTACCCATCCCGCTACTTGCGCGTCGTTAACCGCACTCCAAACACCCGTTTGACTATCATCCACCGGCACCCAGTTGGGGTTTTGGTCGGGAATGATCTGCCCCCATATCCTAACATCACCAACAACGCAAGTCGTCGTGACGCCAACAAGAAATACGTTGGCGTCAATAATGAACCCGACAGCGCCCACAACTCCCGTTGTAGTGATACCTGTGAGGGCTACATCAGCGTCAATAACAAAACTGACAGCCCCAACTACGCCCGTCGTCGTGACGCCTGTGAGGGCTACATCAGCGTCAATAACAAAACTGACAGTCCCAACTACCCCTGTCGTCGTAACGCCGGTAACCGCAGCTATCGTGTTAGGGAGAACAGTCGGTGTGCCGACAACCACATCTGTGGTGATCCCCGTGGGAGCTACAAACGTAGCCTGCTGGGCAACTACCGTCCCTACTACGCCCGTCGTCGTTACACCAGTAAGAAATACCTCAACACTAGGTATAACGATAACTGAGCCTACGACACCCGTCGTAGTGACGCCTGTGAGGGCTACATTAGCCGCACCCGAAACAGAAACGGTGCCTACGACACCCGTCGTAGTGACGCCTGTGAGAGCTACATTAGCGGAGCCGGTGACAGTAACTGAACCTACGACACCCGTCGTAGTGACGCCTGTGAGGGTTACATTAGCGGAGCCGGTGACGGTAACTGAACCTACGACACCCGTCGTAGTGACGCCTGTGAGGGTTACATTAGCCGCACCTGAAACAGAAACAGTACCAATGACGCCCGTCGTAGTGACGCCTGTGAGGGCAACTGAGGTACTTACCCAAGCAGTGGAAAACGGCGCTCCAGAAAATGGCGCGACGGAAAACATTATCTGGCTTCAAGCACCGCGATACGGGCTTTGAGGTCTTCGATCATTGCTTGCTGTTCTTGCACAGCTTTAGTCAGCAGGGACACCATGTTGCCGTAAGCAAGTGCGTCGGGACGATTCTGCTCGTCGTACTGCACAAACTGAGACAGCCCAATGTCATGCACTTCCTCGGCAATGAATCCACCAAAAACGGTATCGCCGTCGTTGTTTCCCTTGTAGGTAACAGGACGAAGTTGCATTACCTCAGTAAGGCCGTAGGTCGCATTCTCGACACTGTTTTTATACCGCAACGAAGATGTGCTGCGTTGAAGAATACCGCTGGCCGAACTCATCACCATATTGGCAGCAGTGCCCGTAGTGCTGGCGTAGGCATCTGGGCATCTAAACGCGCCGTCTACGACGTAAAGGCCGTCTGCGGAGCTATAACGAACTCGTTCTGCAACAGTACCGGCTTTTATTGTGTTCAGCACCAACGTCCCATCTTCGGAACCATTAGTGGGATCTGCGATTGTCGCTGCAAGTCTGACGTATTCGGTTTGAACAGCGGCACTGTCATTACCGTAAAAACGTAAATTGGCAATGTCGTCCGACGCCGCAGGGGACGCACTGTTTTTCAGAAAATTGATGTTCATACCGCTTGCGCCGGAATCGGTATCAACAAAATATGCGTTTGCAAGCGCGGTAGAGCGTACTGTGAGTGAATAGCCGGAAACAGGAACGCCGCCGGCAGCAAGGGTGCTGGATGCACTTAGAGTGGTGAAGCTGCCCGCAGCGGCGGTCGTGCCGCCAATAGCCGGAGGAGAAGCTAAGTAGGTGCTAAAGCCTGTACCACTGACGGTCGAAGATGCACTTAGGGTGGTGAATGCTCCTGTGTTTGGGGTAGTAGCCCCTACGGTACCGTTGTGAGGGCCAGAGAACTGCGTATTAGCAGTGATCGTAGTTCCTGTAATAGCCGCAGGGGTCGTTCCACCAATAGCCGGAGGAGAAGCTAAGTAAGTACTAAAGCCCGTACCACTGACGGTTGAAGATGCACTTAGGGTAGTGAATGCTCCTGTGCTGGCAGAAGTTGCGCCCACCGTCGTGCTATTAATAGTGCCCGCAGTAAGGTTATATCCCGCGACGTTACCACTAGAATCGCGATAAACCGCTTTACTGGCTGGATAGACGCAGAAGACGTTGGACGTACCGGCGAGGGTGATAGCCGAATTAAAGTTTGAAGAAGATAAAATGGTAGTTCGCGCAAGCGAATTGGGGCCGGTGGTAAAAGTCCCAAGCCCAACTTCCCATGCAGTGCCGTTAGTAATGCAATAGTATGTGGTGTCTCCGTTGTTAAACCCTGCGTTAAAAAACGATTGAAACCCGGACACAGCTCCGCCAAGGGTAACTGTGCCCGTACCTGTAGTCGTCGTCGTTTCTTGTACGCGGTCGAAGACATTGAACGCCATAACACCCCCTTACTGAAGCTGGATGATTGCCGCAGTGGTGCCGGAAGCATACGTCGGAAATGTCACCGTGAACGTACCGCTGGTCACCGATTTAGCGCCGCCAAAGTCCAGTACCGCAACAGCGCGGTCAGACTGCGAGGAGTTGTAGATCAAAGCGCCGTAAGCGGTGAACGTAGCCGAAGTCCACGAAGTCGTCGAAAAGCTGATGTACGCCACGTTGTTGGTGCTGGTCGTATCAGTCGTCGGAGCCGTGGAGATCGTCAACGTATTGCCGCCAGTGGTGTAGCCACTACCGGACGCAAGCTGTCCCGAAACCGTGTAAGCCGTGGTGGTCTTAGTCAGTGTTGCGGTATTGTCGTACAACGCCATTTTGAACGTATCCGGCGTCGTATTCAGAGTACGCGCAGGGTTTGCTGACGTTGAAAACAGGTGGTAGCACTGCATCAACTCCGCTTTGAAGCTGGCGCACATTGCGCTTCCGGTAAAAGCCATATCAAATCTCCTTTACAATGGACGCCAACTCAGGCGCACCAGCTTTTGTCAAAGCATTAGCAATCGTTACGCGGTCGTGCATCACCGCCTGCCGCATATGGTCTAAAACCACATCACGAACCAAGGCACGGTAGGTCAGCGCCTGCTCGCGAATTTCTCTGGGAGCCGAAACAGACACACTTAAAATCTTATCCATTGCCAAGTCGGCAAGTTCATCCGGCGTAAGTCCACGGTAGTCCGTAGTGATGACTACTGGAGATCCTACGGTTCCACCCATCGCATCTAACATTCAGCCCCCTAAGTGACCGGATAGCGTACTTGACCAGAACGGTAAGCATCGCGGCGGTCTTTACCATCACCAAGCTGTTTCAACAGCCCCATCGCTTCATCGTACCGTTTCTGATACATCACGAGTACGTCCTGCTCACCCTTCATGTAGGTGTACGCTTCCAGCAACGCGCCGTAAAGCAGCGTGGAGTCAAAATTATCACCCAGCCAAGTAGTGCCAGCGGTGACGATGGACTCGGGGTAATAGTAGTAGTGAAGCTCGGCGGTGTAAGCTAAATCCGGGGTCGGCCCAAGGATGAACGAATTAGAGTCGAAGATGGCGTAATACTCAGGAAGTCCGCGATCTAACACTGCCGTCGTCGGATAGGCTGCGCGGATAAAATTCACATCTTTATTAAGCAGGTATTGATACTCTCCAGCAGCATCAATCACCGCCAACGAAAACGTCGCCAGCCAGTCGGTGGGTACTGACAGATATTTATTCCCGATAGTCAGAGATCCAGTCACATTTTTACGGATAGCCGGAAGCTGAACAGTGTTATAAATCCGCTGCTCTGCCTGCTCGATAAACGTATTAATGTCAGCCGTAGCGAACTCGTTCTCTACATACGACTGAATCTCCGTCACTAACTCGGAATAATTCATCTGTTAGCCCATCTTATCGCTAGCCATCGTGCCCTTGGTCGCCGCACCACATCCACGGATTTTAATGGTCTGCTTCTTCGGTGCCTGATCAAAATCAACGGTGGAATAATTTCCCACGCTGATGCAATCAGAAGGCATCGGCTTGACATTGCGACCAGTGAAATCTTTAGCGTTCACAGCCTTCCCAGTCATCGTATGCGGCTCGGCGTAGACCGACGCTGGGCCTACCTCCTTACCTCCACGTTTCATACTGTATTTAGCCATTACCGCCCCCGCTGATTGTTAGCACGGGCCATGTTCCGGCCCACTTTCCGCATTTCCAAACCAGTCGGGCCACCTTTCTTCATGCACTTGGTAGCGCCGCCCTTGTTGAACCCTTTGGCTTTGTTTGCCGGTTTAATGTCATGCTGTTCTTGCATGTGCTTGCTCAAGCCGCCATTGTTCATCTTCTTCATGAGATAGTCACTCCTACTGTTCCTACTACACCCACCGCTGCCAAATCATTTGGCGTCAGCGCACTGTTACCGCCGAATCCTACTGGATTCCAGCCCCATTGAATCTGCCGGCTACCTTCTCCCAAAGCGCCCAAATAGTTCAACCCAGACACAATGTATGTGTTATCCCGGCGGGGGTTCCGCACGGCTTGGGGATCTTCTACCGGGTATAGCCCCTGCAAATTTTGCGGGTGGTCGGGTTCCCAGCAGGTCGGACAAACCAAAATATTGGTCTTCTTTGTCCGAATGACCAACTCTTTCAACTGCTTCAGCTTATACCTCTGGCCGCACCTATCGCACTCGGCAATAGCAATCCGACCAGATGTAAACTTATTGCTCATTGGATGAACATCTCACGCGGCACAATTCGCCAAGCCGCTTTCTCACGATCCTCATCCGATGCCTGCTGCCAAGCCTCGTCATACATCTGCTTAAGCATAGGAATCCGTTGCGCTGCTTCTGGGATCTTAAGCGCCACATAGTACGCCAATCCCGCCACCATTGCAGGTAGGAAACGAAACGGGATGTCTTGCGTGTTGACGCCAGTCCCGGCGTCTAACATCCGGCGAAGCCGCCAATACACAAGTTGGTAGGTGTCGGAGACGTTGGGCACAGGCCACAACGTGAACGTCGGATACTGCACGCCGCTGGGTTCAGTAGCCCCGCTCTGCCGGTTGATGTAAATCTGGATCGGACGACCCTGCGCGGTCTTATTGGGTAGGCTGGAGTAGGTCGAAACGCTAATGCGCGAAACCGGGATGTCCGATTGAATCGAAGTCCCCGCATTGGTACGGATAACGTGTTCCATCAAGTCAACGGTGTCTACGGGGAGGGGGTAGGTAGCTTGCCCTTGGGAGAGGGCGACCGTGTCTGACTCAACTGTCCACAAATTAATCCCGCGATTCGCCCACTCGGCAAACATCAAATTAAGACTGCGCCGGGCCGTCCGAAATTCATAACCAGTTCTCAACTCCGCGCCCGCCCGCTCAAACGCCTCTTCGATCAACTCGTTGAGGTTGAGGTTAAATACCGGAGGAGACGCGGAGGTAGTCATTACTTCTTACTCTTCTTTGCGGTCTTGGCAGACTGCGTGAACGCTTTATCAGTCGGCGCGCCGGGGGAGTTGGGTTTCCGCATTTTTTCTTTGCTACCCGCCGCAATGCGGGCTTTTTTCGCGTGAATGTTAGCGTACAGCCCCGGTTTAGCAGCCATTATTTCTTAAACCCCTTTAACGTCTGCGCCAACCGCGCACGTTTGCCCATCAACCCCGGAGCCTTAGCAGCTTTAGCAAGTTTACCCGCAGGGATGGGTTTGTCACCCTTGACGCCCAAGGAGGCGCGGAGCGCCCCCGGCTTCTTGATAGCCCCGGCGATCCAGTTGGTGCTGCCACCCTTACTCAACGCCTTAGCCTTCGGCATTTTCGCTTTGCTCATGATGCCCATACCGCGTGAAACTCTCATCGCATCGTCCCTTTGGTGTGGCCTTTCTTGCAGCAGCCATCCCCGCGAGTTTTAACCACCCCGCCTTTGGCGTAGGTTTTGGTTTTCACTTTGCCGCCCTTACGCATCTGCTGCGGTTGGGCAACGGGCTGGCCGATGTTCAGAGGGCCGTAGGCTTGCGGGGCAGCGCGAACGCCACCCACTCCGGTTTCGGAACCAATCTGCACCAACGGGGCATTGTTACCCAACCCAATCCCGCTGTTAGAGCCACGAGGTTGGTCAAAAGCGGACTGGATTCCAGAAGAAGCAGTGCCGCCATCTACAAATCGCTTAGTCCGCTTTTTCATCATTACATTTTCACTCGTTTGAGCTTGGTTTTGCCACGAATCGCGCAACCGTCGATGCTGCCGCCCTTGGCAAACTTCATTACCTTACCGCCGCCGCGTTTCATGTCCTTGGCTTCTTTCTCTTCGTGCTTGATCATGGATTTCGGAGCGCCCTTCTTTTTGAAGAACGAAACCTCCTTCTTGACCATTGCCTTGGATTCTTTCGCTTTTTTCACATTGCCGCCTTTTTTATATCCTCGCCCAGTAGCCGCTCCGTAAATATCCGAAGCGCGTCGGGAAGCTTTTTCCCCCATCACCCTTGCAGGGTTAACAACTTTACCGGGGATGGTGCCCGCAACATCTTTCATGAGTTCCGGAATCGTAGCGCCCTTAAACGCCCCAGTCACAGCAGGGGCACCGGCAACCGCGCCCATCATTGCAGCGGTGGCGTCCAGATCTTTCATCCGGCTCTCTTTACGGTATTGGTTCGCCAAAGAACCTTTTCTATCAGCTTCACGAGACGCCATGTTTTGGACTTCACCAGCGGAGTACTTGCGTGGAGGGATTTTCCCCAGTTCACGAGGCGAAGTACGCGCAGAAAGGTCTTTCAGAGCCTTCCGAGTACCATCTTCCGCTTCGGGTTTGGAAGAGGACGGCGACGACGAAAAATTTCGAGTCCCTGTCTGACCCATCGAAGTACGCGGCTTATCACGTTCCGCTCGGAATTTCGCCGTGTCAGCAGTGGTGCTGTACTTAGTGCGGCGCGGTTCATCTTTACGCTCAGTGGTGTACTCTTTAGTAGCCCCGTCCTTGCCCTTAAATTTAAATTTAAGGTCACCGCGATCACGAGCGGCGGCAAATTCTTTTTCAAAAGGCGAAAGCTGTTTAGCCATTTCTATCTCCTAACAATTCCACGCCCGAAGGCTTTTGTTGATCCTGCTGTTGGGGTCGCTGGCGGTTTTTTTGCTAGTCAGCTTCTTCTTCATCCCTTTCATCCGGGCACAGAATGAATCCCTACGCGGGCCACCTTCCGGCTGCGGAGCTTTCAACCCCGGCTTACCGGGGTTAGCTTTGTTGTAGGACGCACGGCCTTTGGCGTTCAAACCGCCCGATTCGGCTTTACCTTCTTTACGAGTCCACGCTTCAGTTTTGTGTTTAGCCATTATCCCACCTGAGCTATAGTTACAATGACAGACGCAGTTGACGGATACGGAGGAGATACAGACGCCGCATAGGGGGTAAGTGTGATTCCTGACGTTTCTTTTAACCAATACAATTCTACATATTGACTAGCAGTCAAGTTAAGGAAATAGTTCCAGCCCGTAACAATATGACTGGGTGCGCCTACACTTTTACGGGAGGGAATGCTAATTAACCCCGTAGACCCGGCTAAATCTGCCCCATTGATACGCACCCAAACCCAAATGTCTTGGACAGCTTGGTCTAAATTTTGAAATTGCCCACTCCATTGAAGGTTGTACACCCCCGTCACAGGAACCGTAAGCCGAGATCCTGATACAAGCGTAACCCCATCAATAGCGTCGGCGGTATCGAACGTCATCGCCGTGGGAGTGGTCGTAGACCCTGTTTGAGTTGTGGTGTCTTGCCAAGCGCCAAAGTTGCTATAATTGGTGCGGAATAACGTACCAAATGCACTGGAAGGCGTCTGGACGTTCACACCACCCTGCACCAACGGCACAAGTTCTGTGCCTGTTAACGCAGTAGCAAAGGCCATCGCTGAAATTTTAGTGTCGGCCATGTTTAAGTTTCCAATTCAATCTTGCTACTGGTTTCTTGCAGTACATATCCCGAAGTCTGCATCAGAATGTACCCTATGGTAGGGGTAAGCCCGCCATACACGATGACTTCAGAATCGCCCACAGAGTCTCCATACCCATTATCGGCATTAGCAACCACCCCCAGCGCAGTGCCGGGGTAATTATTGGCAAAGTCTGCAACACCGGCAAACCCTACTCCGCTAGCCATTAGCCCCCCGGCATCCCGGCTTGAATTACGGTCAACACCGCAGACCCAGCGCCCGCCGTTTGGTTAAGGCGAATCGCCCTTACCGGAAACGCATAGTTACCATCCGAACTAGCGGAAAGGCCCGCAAGAGTGGGATGGCTAAACCAAGTGGGGGTCACCGAAGGATCAAACACATCGTCAAACGTATGCTGCACGGTGAAGGTAGCAGATCCGGTAACAACTACGCCCAACCCGACATTGAAGGGGGATATGTAGTGATCCATCACCGCAGGCGAGGAAATTGAAATCCCATAAGTTTTCAAAACGATTGGGCGCATATTGTTACCTATTTTTTATTAGGCCGTGAACGCGCCGTTATCGGACACGATGTACTGGATATAACCGGAAACCGTGCTCGCGCTGCCAGCCGTACCCGTACCCGTACCGCCCGTGATGTACACAAGCTCGGACGAAGAAGCGACCGCGCCCATCGAAGTGCCAGTAGAAGCAGAAGCCCAGTTAAGCGCCAACTTGGCAGTAGCAGCAGACTGGTTGACGATGAGGCCGCTGTTAGATGCAGTGCCAGTGGTGTTTCCCGTGAAACCAATGTTGAACGTCGGGGAAGTGCCGCCGGTCGTGGTCGCGTTGGCAAAAATCGCCAAAACAATAGCGTTCTGCGGCAGGATGACCCGCGAAGTGTCAGTCGAAGATTTCTGAACGGCGGTGCCAGCGGCGGAAATCGGGCTGAAATAAAACGTAGCCGACATAACCATCTGACCGGCATACGCGGTCTTGGTCTGGTCGCCACCACTTGAGCGCCAAATAGCAAGGGTAGTAGAAGTAGCCATCAAATTGTCCTCTCATGCGAGTTCAGTGTAACCATCTGCATGATGTCAGCCGGGGCGGCTGTTGGTTACACCGGGAAGCCCCGGATTAAAAATGGATATAGCACAGAAAAAACCAAAAGAAAAGGGGGCCGAAGCCCCCTTTCCTCAAAACCAAGTTAATGGTTTTAGGCAGCGCCGGGAGAACCGAAGATGCCAAGCGGGTCAGACACGCCGAACGAATAACGCTCACGAGCCTTGTAACGCACGTTTCCAGTGTCGAAGTCTCCATCCATTCCGGTGGACATCGGGGTACGCACGAAGTGCTTGAGGCCATTCGGAACGTCGGTGGTCAGGAACCAGCCGTTGGTGTCGGTCAACCAGTGGTTAACCGTGTAGCCGCCGGGGATCGAACCATTGTTCTTCAGCGCGTTGATGTCGTTGTCGTTGGTGCCGACGCGAAGCTCGGTTTCGAGCAGGCGGGTGGCGACAAACATCAGGGCCGGCGGAACAATCAGCTTCTTCGGCTTCGCAGCGATCAGCAGACCACGTTCGTCAGTCCAAGCAGCAATCTGAATGACCGCAGCTTCAAGCGACGTTTCGTTAAGGTCAGCAGCAGTGCTAGGCGTGTTGCTGTTGGTGCCACCGGAAACCAGCGGGTGCGCGGTGCTGAAGAGCGGCTGACCGTCACCATAGGTGACCGCGCCATTGAAGCCCTGATTCAACACATAAGCAGCTTTCACCTGTTTGGTGTAAGCCATCGCACGGGCCAGCGCCTTGGTGTAGCGGCTGGACAGCGAGTCGTAGAGGTTATCTTCGACAGCTTCTTCCGTGATCGAAAAGCCCATCGCAATGGTTTCGTGGTTGTAACGAGCAGTCCACGCTTCCTGTGCGTTGTCGTACTGGATAGCCTGACCTTCGTTCTTCACCGGAGCAGCCGAGAAGCCCGACAGCTTGGTTTCTTCTTCAAAAGAACGCTCGGAAGATTCAGTTTCGTAAATCTCCTTGTGCTCTTCGCCGTAACGGTTGTACTCAAGACCAAACAGGGCGTTAAGACCCGGAAGGAGTTCTTTAAGTAGCTGAGCGCGTGAAATTGCCATTTGTAATTACTCCTTAGGTCGCAACGGCAGCGCCGGTGCTGTTGTAATACGAATGCCAGCCCTGATTGAACTTAACCAGCACCTCAGGGGAGCCAGCGAAGGTCAGCGTGGTGGCGCTCGCGAGGTTGACAGCAACCTGCAAGGTCAGGGTGGTGCCGCTGATGCTGACAACATAGTTGCCCGCCGCAATACCCGTGCCCGTGACAGTCATGTACGGATAGATATTGGCGTTAGCAGCCGCCAGAGTCACCGTGGTGGACGAACCAGAGGTCGTACCGGAAGCAGTGGTGGACACCGCAGAAGCCGGGACAAGGCCAATGACGCGCATAATCTTGGCAGAAGCAGCCGGAGCCGCACCACCAACCGCCACAGCGGAGTCGCCCGTCGAAGTAGAACCCGTGTTCTGAAGCAGGCCCACGTTCTTACCAACAGCCCACTGACCGGCATAAGCCAGCGTGGTGCCGGTGCTGCAAATCGCAGCCTGATAGATCGCATCCGGGTCATCGCTAACATACGCAACAGCGTCAGTCGCAGCAGTGCTGGCAAGCCAATACTGGAAGCGGTTCTTACCAAAAATCGGGCCACCCGTGCTGCTGTATTCGCAGCCAAGGAACACACCAACGATACCGGCAGTAGCCGAAGTGCCCGAGGTGGTGCCGTTCTTGACAATCGTGCCGTCCGTCGTCAGTTCAACGAGGTCGCCGTAGAAAATGCTGGTGCTATAGCCGTTCGCAATCGGAAACATCCGAGTCGAACCGGCAAACACCTGCCCGCCGATCAAATTGACCGGACGTAGCCCGTAAGGGGCTGAGACAGTAGGATAAGCCATGTTTAGCTCCTAAATTCCTAAATTATTTAACAAGACCTTTGCCAAAAGTAACTTGAGTTTTCTTGTCCTTAAACATCGGCATACGGGGGTCATTCTCCCGCATGTAGTTGTTATCCACAGACGCCACATTATCTTCAGTGAGTTTCTGATAATGAGCGGTGCGTTGGGCAACAAACTCGCTGGGGGTCTTACACAAGATAAGCCCACCGGACTCAATAGAGTCCTTAAACCGACTGTTTGGATCGGCCATTGTAAATGCCTCAGGATGTTCCGAAGCCTTCACGGGTTCCCAACCTTCTCGTAGTTTGGACGAGATGTTGTTTACATCAGGGGTGCCCAAGGTGCTGATACGAATCCAGCGGTAGGAGTATCCCGGTTCCTGATTAACCTCAGGAAGCAGCGAAGGCGGTGCCCAACTCTTGGGTCGGGAAGACGCTTCACGGGTATCCATGTCACGAGAAATTCTGTTTTCAGCCATTGGTGTCACCATTCAATTTGATCATTTCTTTTGCGTATTGCTCTGGGGTCAGCCCAAGTCTCTTAGCCAAAGAAACTTGCGTTGCCGTCAACGTAACTTTGCGGGGGGCCGTAGAACGCTTTGCGGAAGCCACCACCGTAGCGGGGCGTTTCTTATCGCTACCCTCAAAATTTTCCGGGAATCTACGCCGCATTTCCTTATCAATGCGCGAATAGTATTCGTCAGAAGTAGGGTCTACGCCTTCACCCACCAAGTCTTCATGCAAACCAAAAGCCATGCTAGTCATGACGCGGTTTTCGCCAAACCAAGGGTTACGTTTCTGCCACGCAACCGCTTTGGGATCGACTTTAGGAGCCGCATCTTCAACAGGGGCTACAGACCACCCGTCGTTGTTGGCGGTATTTACTACATTTTTTTCGGGTTGTCCAGCGTCTTCTTCGTACTTTGGACGGTAGTTTTCTACCTGCTTGAGTTTAAGTTTTACATCAAGGAGGTTTTCCTGTGCCGCAGTCAGTCGGTCTGAGTCGCCGCTGTCATAAGCATCCTTAAACTCTCGCTTGGCTACCTCAAGCTCCCGCTCAAATGCCACCTTTGCCGAATCCACATACGCCTGTTCGCCCGTATGCAGATTCTTTTTCAGCGTCTTGTTCTCATCCGCAAACCGCTGAAGCAACGCCACTGCTTCCTCGCGCTCGCGTAACGCAGCTTCTTTGGCACGGCGCTCGTCGTGCCAAACCTTTTTCAGTTGCTTGGCTTTCTCTTTGGAGAACTCTTCAAGCTCATCGTCTTCAAGGTTCTTGACGATTTCTTCCGGCATCGGCTCCTTATTACGGTCTTCCTCCGGGGTGTCGTCTTCAACCTCAATCTCAAAATCGTCTTCCAACTCGGCCACGTTCTTGTCGGTCGCCATGTGTTATCTCCTAGCCTCGGTGAATGCCACGCGGATCTTCCACTACACCCTCGACGCTATCGTCGTTGATGAGCCGGAAAGATTTCCCGTGGATGTGAACTCGCGAACCCGCGTGCGGGCGAACAAGGATAAAGTCCCCTTCTTTGCAGTAAGGGCCGGTCGGGAACCGTGAGGCGTCGGAATAGCAATCCGGCCCCATCTTGACTACGAAAAGCACCGTAGTCATCAATTCCTCGTCCTTAATCGTTTTCTCCGCTTTGAGGAGGCCGCTATCGAATTTTGCTTCGATGTCAGGAATAGCGCACAGGATTTTGTAGCCTGTGGGGGTAGGCAATTGTGTTGCCTGTTGCTCATCGGTCATTAATCGTTCTCCAAGTTGGTTTTAATGTCATCCACATAGCGTTTTACCGCCAACATCCCGTTCAAACAACCACACACATACCGATATTCCGCATAATCCTTGGCTGCACCAGCACCCAAATCTTCCTGCGTTATATGAACTTTTCGTTCAATTTCTTCAATAATTAGGTCGATTACGGTCATTTTTTGGATTCTTTCTCAGGTTTTTGAGCCTGTTGCTGCGCTTGTTGGACGGCTTGATGTGTGCGGTCTTGCACTTTTTGCCGGTTCTGATGGAGTCGGTCTTGCTGTTTTTCCCGCTCCACATGTCCAAGTTTAGTCATTTCCAGTTGAGCTTTCATGCCAAGCTCTTGTCCTTTTATCTCCTGCTGCTTGTCAACTTTACCCGCTTCAAGCGCCAATTTAGCCTGTTGAATCTGAATATCCGCTTGCTGCGCCTGTGCTTTAAGTTGTAACTCTGCCTGTTGATTCTGCGCTTTAAGTTGAATCTCTTGCTGCCGCAGTTTTAGCTCTTCGCGCTGAATGATGTTCAGCGGGTCTTGAGCTTCTTGCTGCTGTTGCGCCTGAGCAGCCTCGGCTTGGTTTTTCTGCGTCAACTGCGCCTGCGCCTGCGCGACCAGCTTGGACAACTGCACCTCAACTTCTTCCGGCAACTGCTCATCCGGCGGCGGCAGGGCAACGCCCAACTGCTCTTCAATTTGTCTGCGGTACGCAAACCCAAGATGCTCGCTGATGTGATCCATCCCCGCCGCCGCAATAGCCTGCGCCTTCGGATTATTCTGCATCAACTGGGCAACTTTGGGGTCTTGGCTCATCCCCATATGTACCGCAATGTGCGCCTCATGGTCTTGGTACATGAACGCCTTGACCGGCTTGCCAGCAAGAATGTCCATGTTCTCCGACACAGGGTCACGCGGTTTCTGGTCTTCTTCAGTCGGAATGATTTTCCCAATGTTCCGCACACCCAACACCTCAAGCATCTGCTTGTGAAGCTCCGGGAGGTCATAGATTTGGGGGGAAGACTGAGCAAGCTGCATCACCGCCTGCCACTGCGTGACCTTCTGCGCCATCGTGGAAGCGTTGGGGTCGGACACGGGGATAACGTCCACCATGTCGTAGTCGGCCTTCTTAGCCTTCCTACCGCCCTCTTCCGGCTCGTAGTCGTACTCGTCAGGAGTGAAGTCGCGGATTATGGAGGCGAGGAGGCGCAACTCCCTCTTCATCGCGTAATGCACGCGACTGTGGACGCTCGACATCACTTTCAGACTGCGCTCAAGAATAGCCAACGTGGTGCCCACCGGAGACTGTGCGGACATATCCGAGGCGTTGAGGTCGGTGGTGCTGGCGAACTTGCGCCCCTCATCCACGATGTTCTGCATCAAAGTGAAGAGAACTTGGCTAGGCTCCTTGTACGGCAACGTCATAATGTTGTCTTTGATGGTGCCAGAGGCCACATCAACATCACGGAACTCACCGGGGGAAATGGGCGTGTCGTCCCCCTTAATCCTCATCCCTCGCGTCTTGAACCCACCCGGTAGGTTGGACAGTGTGCCCGCGTCCACAAGCTGGCGAATGAGCGACGTACCAGACTTGGCAAAGCTACCCAGAAGGTGCACCAAACCAAAAGCATAAAAGCCAAAACCGGGAATATAGGGATAATGAACAAAGTGCTCGCGCTTAAGTTTTTTCTCATCGTCAGGTGCCCAGTTACGATAGATTGCTAGGACGGTTTGGGTGGACTTCTCAATGGTCACGACGTAAGGCAGCGCAATACCGCCCATCTCCATCTCATCGCTGTCGGCCTCGGGGTCTTTCTCGTCGTATTCCGACAAATCCAAATCCACATGCACTTCTAAAATTTTGAACCGCTCGTCGCTCGTGGCACTAAAGCCCATGTTCTCCGCAATCTTCTTCTCGACTTCGTCGAGGTTGCCCCGCGTCGGCTCACCAAGGTCAATGTCCCGGTAGAACCCACTGGCTTGCAGCTTGATGACCTCATTCTTGGATTTCCGCATCACATGGGTGACGCGCTCGGCAGTGTCCAAGTTAGACGCACCGTAGGGCACCACAAGGTCTTCCGCAGGGACATAAAGGGAAATCTGCCGCTCTAGTGCCGGGTCGTAATACACTTTCTTGAAGGCATTGCCACTTAGCCCCAGCCCCCACAGCATCCGCTCATGCTCGGGCCGGTACTCGGTCATGACCTCCGTCAACTGGAAGTTCATATCCGCCGCTACGTTGACCGACGCCTGCTTTTTCTCCGGCGTCTCCTTACCAATGATGGTCGTCTTCACCGGCCCACTCGGCGGGAAAGTCTCCATGATGGTCTCGGCTTGGAACTTAACGAGGGCTTCTGAAAGAAGCGGGTGAAACACGCCGCACGCACCACTCCACGGCTCAGTGCGCTGCTCGATCCGCAATCCCAGCAACTCCAACCCGTCAATATAAGTCTGCAACCAGTCTTTGCGCGAAGCAGTGTCGCCGTCGAACGCCTCAAGGAGGTCGCCGGCAATGGAGTTCAACGTCCCCTCGTCCATGTCCTCGGCAAGGTTCTTGTAAAACTCCTCAACTTCCGGTGAGTCTTCGTCCTCGATGGGTTCCCCAAGAAGCTCCGCAAGGGCAAACTCGGCACCGGACGGCGGGGTGTTGTCTTCTCCCGGCAGGGTGGAACCGTCGTCAATTACTTCGACTTCAATCTGCATCTCTTCGTCGCCCATCTGTCGTTCCTCTTAATAATACGGTTTGCGGTTAGGGTTGCGATACCGCAGGGAAATCTCTTCATCCGGCTCGTCCAACGTCGTGCGGATATACCCGCCCTGACGAAACCGCATCATCGCCATAGACACCGAGTCAACGTAGTCGTCGTGGTCGCCAGCAGGAAAACTCGCCACTTCCTCTATCACTTCCTCTGCCCACCGCGTCTCCGGCACCCATACTCTACCAGAAGCAAAAATATCGGATACAGCATTAAGTCGGGAAATCTTGTCGTTACCTTTGGTTGGCGTGAACTCCTGTACAGGAATACCCATCGAACGAAGCTCATAAATGAGTGGCGCACCGGACGCCTTTTTCTCAATAATTACCCCATCAGGCTCCCAGTCCTTATACTGACTGACTACTACCCGCTTTAACTCAGGAAATTCCATCCGGTCACGGAATGCGTTGAGGAGGATGATATTAGCCTGCGGCTTCCCACGCTCCGCTTTACTAACCTCCCAATCACTCCCATCGTCATCCAAATAAAACACACCCCAAGTGGTGCAGGCCGAGTAGTCCGCACGGTTATTCTTCTCAAACGCCGTATCCCACGACATGAGCACAAACTCACATTGAGGGGGATTTTCATCCTCCCAAACCCTCCACCACTCACGCTTAATAATCGCCGACGCTTCGCTCGTCGGGTCTTGCATGTACTGCGCCATCCACTTGGAATGCGGCAACTCACTCCGCAGCACTGCTAACTCTTCATACGGCCAGAACTCGGGCCATAACGGCTTGCCGCTGGGCATGATGGCGGGAAAATCGATCACCTCCCACTCCTCTCCCTCGCGCATCGCCGCTGCTTTTAACACCTGAGCAGTCAGGTCACGCTTACTCCAGCGTGTCATTACAATGACGATGGCACCGCCCGGCTGTAACCGCTGTCGTGGGCCTGATGTGTACCACTCATAGGTCTTGTCGTAGACCTCGGGGTTGGTTTCGGCAATGGTCGCCTCTTGTTCTGAGTGCGGGTCGTCAATGATCAAAAGGTCTGCACCCTTACCCGTCACCGCACCGCCAACACCAATCGCAAAATAGTCGCCCCCCTTGCTCGTATTCCACCGCCCAGCCGCCTTTGAGTCCACTTGCAACACAGTCTCGGGGAAAATATCCCTGTAATTCTCCTCATCCACCAAATTTCGGACTTTTCGACCAAAATTTACGGCCAATTCAGCCGTGTGAGACGTTTGAATGACCTTTTTCTCGGGATATTTACCCAAAAACCACGCCGGAAGTAGATAAGAAGCAAATTCCGACTTAGTATGCCGAGGGGGCATGTTGATGATGAGGCGTTTGCACTCCCCACGGGCCACTTTCTCAAACGCACGGGCCATAATCTTGTGATGCCGACCCGAAATGAACCCCGGCCACATCCGCTGCACAAACGGAATGAACTCCTTCTGACACTTCTCCCGCCTCTTTATCTCCTCCAGCCGGTTTAAGTCGTGAAGCAAACTCCGTTGCTCGGTTTCAGACAAAGTGGGAAGAAGTTTAAGAAGGTTCGCAAGCGTCTCCTCGTCCAAATCAAAGTTCAAACTCACTCCTCTACCCCCTCATCGGATACCTCTTCATACTCCGCATCCTCAATCACCTCCTCCTTAACTTCTTCTGGCTTGCTCATCTCTAACAAACGTCCAATTCGCTCCTTAATCGAACTTTCAAGCGCCGCCGAAGTGGTATGCGTAACTTTGATTTCACTTTTCTCCACAAAAAGACCAATATCCGAAATCTTCCCAAGCAATTCCAATGCCCGTAACTCTTCCTTAGACACGCCGCAGTTGGAAATCTGGATAAGTTTGTTAGTGATGTAACGCCGCAGTTGGTCAGTATCCTTAATAACCTGCGCGTCTAGCTCCTCTAACACCTGCTTAATGTTCACTATCGCTAAAGAAGCACCCGTCTTCTCACTTGAAGACGCTTTCCGCATGTTCGCTTTCTGGTCTTTAAGCGCCGCTAGCTCCTTCATCACCTTTAACTCTTGCTGCTTTTTTGGCAGGAGGTCTTCCACGGTAACTTTTTCCTGTTTTGTCGGCACTTTTGCGGATGCTTTTTTTGCGTGTGGTTTTTCGCTTGCGCTTGGGGAGAGATTTGGGTTTGTAAAGGTCTGCATTGGCTAGTATTTCCAGTTTTATAAGAGACTCATATAAGTTTGTTTTGATAAACGCAATAAGCATCTGTGGGTCTGGAGGAGGTAGCGCGTAATAACTTCTTTGCTTCGCTTCCGCCTTTTTCCTATCCGCGTTCTCCAAAATCTTCACCACCGTGTCAAACGCCATAATGAGCACCCCAGTGGTGGCCCTGAGCGCATACCTATCCGCCCAAGTCTTCGGCTTACTTACGCCTTTCTTCCCTACATCTTCCGGTTTCATGTGAGGCTTACCGTTTTTAAGGTAGCTCTTACGGTCGTATATTTTTTGGCGTTCCTTATTTACCAACTTGTTTCGGTATCTAGCGGCTGAAGCTCTACGCCGTTCTCTTGCCGCAGCATTCTGCTCTTCTGTGTTACGTGGTCTAGCCATCGTCGTCTTTTACCGCACTTCCCACCCTTTTTCCATCCCTCCC